GGTAACGGCGCTTACTGCAACGTCATCTACGGTGGCATCAAGTGTATCTGTTGCGGTAACACAAATTCAGACGTTACTTAAAAACCTTGGACTTTGTGCTTAATGGATATTCTCCTTGGATGTGGACACGATAAGTCTCGTCGTATGAATTCCGGAAGGAAAGTATGGAAAGACCTTTGTACTGTGGACATAAACAAGGATACAAAACCAGATGTGGAGTGGGATATTAACAATATCCCGCTCCCTTTTTCTGATGACAGCGCCGATGAAATACATGCGTACAACGTGCTTGAACATTGCGGAATACAGGGCGATAGTACCTTCTTTTTCAGACAATTTAATGATTTTTGGAGAATATTAAAGCACGAAGGATTATTTTTTGCTACGGTTCCATGGTGGAATAGTATGTGGGCGCTTGGTGACCCAGGGCATACCAGGGTAATAACTGATGGAACGCTTTCTTTTCTTGATCAGGACGCATACAAGGATTGCGGAACAACTATGAGAACCGATTACAGGTATATTTATAAAGGTAATTTTAAGTGCATATATATGCAGGTCGATGAAAACGAAACCTTTTGCTTCGGATTGGTGGCTATAAAAAAATGAGTAAAATCTGTATTGGTATCCCGGCATACGATTCGAAAGTTCATGCTATATGTATGGCATCCATATTCATGAACATTAGAGAGCTTGAGAAAGCAGGGCATGAAACAAACTTATTATTTCAGCTCGGTGACCCATATATTGATCAGGCAAGAAACCATATTGTACATGCGTTTCTTAAGACTAACTATACCGACCTGATTTTTGTTGATACCGATTTATCATTTGATAGCGATGCGATGCTAAAACTCATGAGAAACGATGTTGGCGTGGTCGGTGGCGCATATCCATACAGATCCGAAACTACAGATGGGTTCCCGGTAAAAATAAAAATCGATGAAAATAAATTCCCGGTAACCGATTATGAAAAAGGGTTGGTAGAATGCGATTTCGTTCCTACCGGGTTTATGAGAATAAACAGAAGTGTTTTTGGTAAAATTTATGAAAAATATCCTGAAAGAATAGATGACACCGGAGAAATAAAGTTTTTTACTACCGGGCAGCTACATTTGAACGATTGTGACAACAGATGGTGGGGAGAAGATGTATATTTTTGTAAAGTGTGCAATGATATAGGCATAAAAGTTTACTGTGAACCCATGATAAATTTTGTTCACATAGGAACGCTTCATAAAAAAGGTCACTATGGAAACGTTCTGCAGAATGGGGGAAAAGTAATATGAGTTATCCTAAATGGGTTCAGGTTGAAGGACAGCCCGGTACTACAGCATGGTGCGAAGAAGACGAAAAAAAATACTACTCAGCTTTTAACGTTGGTGTTGCGGAAAAAAGAAATGATTCGGTAAGGGTAGCCACAAAAGCACCAAGCGCAATACACGCAGTACGTGGAAGACCAATAAAAACAAAGGATTGGTAATAAATGACACCTCTCGACATAATTAAAAATGCGCGTAATTTGCTTAATCTTGATGGTATAGGGATGCCTGTTGCGGCAGAAGAGGCAAATGTGGCATTTAGTTTTCTTAATATGATACTAAGCAACTGGAACACCCAGGGGCTTATTTGCTATTATTTGATTACCGAAACCTTTTCAATCACAACAGGCACGTCTACATATCTGATTGGATCAGGGCAGGCGTTTGATTCAGACAGACCGGTGAAACTTACCGCTGTTCAGATACGCGATAGTAGCAGAAATGATCATCCGTGCCTGATCATTGAAAACCAGCAATATTGGGCTGGAATATATGACAAATTCGAATATGGCGATATGCCTGAATATGTGTTGTACACTCCGAAGTATCCCTATGGCGAATTTATATTTTACCCTGTTCCAAATCAGAACCTTACCGTAGTTGTAACGCAACAAAAGCAATTAGCAGTATTTGCTGAAATGACTGAAGTAGTTTCTCTTCCTCCAGGTTACGAGATTGCGCTTGTTTATAACCTTGCTGTAAAAATAGCTCCGCAATACGGGGTTTCATTAAATACCGGTGACGCCATTTACGATGAAGCCATAAGGCTTCTTTCGGACTTAAAGAGAGTTAATATGAGACCGACATATTTGCAGCAAGATCAAGTAATTATGAGTGGCGGACATTACAACATCAACAAGGGGTGATGGCATGGGTTCTAAAAAACATTTCTCAGGTAATAGAAAACAAATACCGTTTACGAAAAAAGCACAGATTACAATACCCGAAAAAAGGGTTGTAATTGCAATCCCGATGTATGATGAAAAAATAGCTGGACTCGGAATGTCTTCCGTTCTTGGTGGAATGGAGTTGCTTCGTAAAAATGGCATACAGAGTACGCTCTTGTTTCGGCTTGGCGACCCGTACATCGATTTAACGAGAAACAAACTTGTAGTCGAATTCTTGAAAAGTGGTTACACCGATATAATATTTGTGGACAATGACCTGTCTTTTGATAGTGATGCGTTTTTAAAGCTCATGTCAAGGGACGTTCAGGTAATTGGTGGTGCATACCCTTACCGCTTTCAGGGTAAGCAGGGTTACCCATTAAAGCCAAAAGCAGATGAAAACAATAATGCAATAATAAATAATGAACTTCAGCTTATCGAATGCGAGCATATCCCGACCGGTATGATGCGGATAAGACGAGACGTTTTTGATATACTAAAAAGAAAATACCCATACAAGGTAGATAATGAAGGTGAATTACAGTTTTTCGGAACCGGACAGCTTCCAATGTATGAAGCCGCCGTTGAAAGACTCGTTAAAGAGATCAAGCTACTCCGTGGAGGGGGTGCTGGTTCCATGGATATTGAAAAAGTGTATGATAGTCTTGATAACCAAACATACGGGGAGGATGTATACTTTTGCAAGATATGCAATGAGGCCGGAATAAAGGTGTATTGTGATCCGACAATAAACTTTTTGCATATCGGGACGTATAAGCAACCGGGTAATTTTCTAAAATATCTCAATGAACAGGCTACCAGTCAAGAATCTGGAGTTGTGGTATAATGGTCTTTAGTGGATTCGTTTCCGGGATGCACCACGCAAGAAGCCGCCTTGTCGATATGCAGGAGTGCATAAACTGGTATCCCGAATATGCTAATAAAGACTCGAAGAATGCAATATCTCTTGTTCCTACTCCTGGCTGTTTATTGGCATGGGAAATTGAAGATAACCCTTATATACGGTGCTTGTTTGGTACCAGTATTGGAAGAGCTTTTACCGTATCGGGAGACTGCTTGTACGAACTTTATAAAGATGGAAGCTATGATCTGCGCGGTAGAATAAAAACGTATGACGGCGTTATAAATATGGCAGACAATGGTGTTGAGCTTATTATCGTTGATGGTATTTATGGCTATATTTATTCATTTGAATCAAATACCTTGGAGATGATAACTTCTGAAGGGTTTCCCGGTAATTGTTCGCATGTTCAATTTATAAATGGCAGGTTTATAGTAAACAAAAATGATTCTAACCAATTTAATTTATACTGGTCGGATTTATTTGACGGCAAAACATGGTCGGGAGCCGTGGCATCCGCTGAAGGTTATGCCGACAAATTACTTTCGATCGAAAAGGCAAATAATCAGCTATGGCTTTTTGGTGAACTTTCTACTGAAGTTTTTTACGATACCGGAGACAGTGACCGGCCGTATCAGCGTATACAGGGCGCTTTTTTCGACAATGGGACAAGCGCTCCGTATAGTACGGCATCAAACGGAAATACGGTATTCTGGATTGGTAGTAATGCTCAGGGTTCCGGCATTGTGTGGGCATCAACCGGGTATATTCCGCAAAGGATAAGCACCCACGCGATAGAATACATTATTGGTTCAATGAAGAGGATTGATGACGCCATAGGGTATTGCTATCAACAAGAAGGTCACGTTTTTTATGTTTTAACATTCCCGACCGGCAATAGAACACTGGTTTATGATGTTGCCACCGAAATGTGGCATGAACGATCGCTTTATAACAATAAATCTTTTTCTAATGAGCGGCATATAGGTAATTGTTGCGGGTTTGCGTTTGGTAAGGTTTATGTGGGGAGCAGAAAAAGCGGCGGGAAAATATACGAATTAAGCAGGACAACGTATACCGATGACGGCACGCTGATAAGAAGGGTAAGAACATCCCCTCACGTTCATGGGGAGAACAAGCAATACAATTACCTATCGTTTGAATTGGATATAGAAAAGGGCGTCGGACTTAATGATGGACAGGGAAGCACTCCTGATATTATGATGCAGTACTCGAATGACGGAGGATATACCTGGTCAAATGAGATTTGGAAGACTGCAGGACAAATCGGGAAATATTCATGTAGGGTAAAATGGCTAAGATTGGGAATGGCAAGAGATAGAGTTTTTAGAGTCGTTTATTCTGATCCGGTTCCATGTACTATAGTAAACGCTTTTCTTGGGATATAAACATGAAATCGAAATTATTTCCACCGCCAATACAGAACAATATAGGAACCGTCGCTATTCCTACGGTTTGGTCTAACTTTTTTCAATTGGTTTACGATGATATAAAACTAATTGGAAATAAGGGAACAGGAACAGAAAACTATGTCATTAAATGGCTTGGTGAAGATGATTTTCAGAATTCTATAATTTACGATGACGGCGTCAAAATTGGGATAGGTACGGTTACACCATCTTCAAAGGTTGAAATATGTAATGGCATGGACAACGAAGTCATCCTTACGGTAACCGGAGCAGACAGGACATCCGAATATCTTGGTATAGGAATAAATGACGGGAATGCAGTATTGGTTGCCGGACATGGATCTGAAGCTGGAGATACCGGATTTGTTATCCAAACATCGGAAAATGGGTCTGAAGCCGAAAGAATAAAAATTGCATATAATGGAGATTTCTACCACTATGGCCTTACCGCATCGAGGGCTATTTATACCGATGAAAATAAAATACTACGATCGAGCGACGTTACCGATGTTGAATTAGAATGTGTACACGGGGTTGAGTCAAACATACAGGAGCAGCTTGACTCGAAAGCAGCAACCATTACTGGTGCCGCCACGACCATCGTGTCGGAAAATCTAACTGCTGAACGGGTAGTGATATCTGATTCATCGGGAAAAATAGCGGTATCGGCGATCACAGCAACTGAGCTTGGTTATCTTGATAATGTGACCGGCAACATACAAACTCAGCTTAACGGGAAGATCGGCGGATCATTAACTGATAACTATGTTTTAAGGGCAAGTGGTGCTGGAACCGCTGAAAACTCTATCATCTATGATAATGGTACTAATATTGGAATAGGAACTAGTTTACCATCAGCCCCTCTAGAATGTGTCGGAGTACCAATTGAAGCATATGAAGGAAGACTTGTCGCGTTATTTGGTGATAATACTGCGTATGATGCAGGCGTTGGAGGAGGTATTGGTTTTAACGGAAAATTTAATAGTGCCGGCGATTATGTAACTTTTGCGGCTATTAAAGGGGTAAAAACAGACGACACTAATAATCATAGGCAGGGTGAGTTACATTTTCAAACAAATACAGGTGAATTAGAGACTGCAGTAAAAATCCTCTCAAACGGAGCTTTAAATCTACCAAAACTTACAGCATCCCGAGTTGCTATAATAGGCTCTGCAAATAACGTTGAATCAAGTAGTGTTACCACAACAACCCTCGGTTACCTTGATGCTACCAGTTCAATACAAACTCAACTGAACGGTAAAGTGACCTCTGAGGGTAATCAAAATTACATAGCACTATTTAAAGAATCTACCGGAAAAGTACTACAAAACTCTTTACTTTATCAATATGCAGATTTTGGTATTGGTCTGGGAACTGGTGCAGTTGCTCCACTAACAAGGTTTGAAATAAAAAACGAGACAGCGGCCTGCGGATTAACGCTAACCGGTGAAAACAACATTACTGCTGTCGGTCAGGAATATGCTTTTTTGCAGTTTCGGTCTGTTGATACTTCACCGTCATCTGTAGATGATATTGTAGGTAAAATATCAGCTGTCGCTGAGTATTCAAATGGTGCTTATTCTGGCATGGCTTTTTCTACAACAGACAATGTTTCTTCACCTTATTTAAAAGAACGGGTAAGGATAACCCATTTAGGTAGAGTCGGAATTGGAATAGATACACCTGAAGAATTATTACACATAGAAGGTGCCGATGCACCACGAATGATCATCACAGACAGTACCACTGGTGATTTATCACGGATAACAATTGGTGTTTCTAATGGAAATGGAGGTTTTGCTACTTTTAAAGACGATGAAGGGAATGAAAATGTAATTATTAGATCATTCGGGGTGTCTCACTTTAATGGCGGTGATGTTGGAGTCGCGACCACAGAACCTCTCGGTCGTTTAGATGTGTCGTTTGGCGGTATAACGATCGTCGGAGGGGCTAATTCAGGCACAACGTCCAGGTCCGCAAATACCGATGGGTATTTCCGAATGGGTGCCGTCCACTACAACAAGTCGGA